GTAGTGAGGGATCGGTAGCTGATGGAGCTGTTAGTCAGAGTCGGGTATGGGATGTACTGGTTGACAGGGGGCTTGCAGTTGTCTCGGGGTTTCACTATAGGGGGCAGCACAGGATACCAATAATGACAAGGGTGCAGGTTACAGGTAAGGGGTTGATGTGGCATAACACGTTTGAGCTGCGGCGTAAAAGGAACATGGGGTTGGCAGAATGAGTAAGATACGGCAGGTGGGTAATGTTTGAAAACTTTTCAGACGTGGTTGTGCAGAATCACAAGGCGAGAGACCCCGGCAAGGTGGTTGCTGCGCTTGAGGCACAGGGTGTTAGAGCTGTGGTTATGACCGATACCACGGACTACTATCGTGGCTCAGATAGGTCATTAAAGTATCTGGGGCTTGTGCGTAATTACTACCGTTGTCTTACTGCGGATACAGCGGGACCATGGCAGATGGTAGTTCAGGACGATGTGCACATACCAGAGGGGGCTATTGCTCGCATGCAGCACGTGTTGGGGTTTGTGTCCCCTGATGCTCCGGTGTCGTTCTACCACCCTACAAACAAAAGCCACATAGAGGCGTGGGAGCAGGGGAAGCATGTACTCACCACGAGGGCCAATTTCTGGATTCAGTGCTTCTGTATGCCTAAGACTTTAGCGGTGGGTATGATAGAGTGGGCAGATAAAACTGTCTCCTATGGGTCCGCACCAGAGGATGCGATACTGGCAGCGTATCTGACGATGCGCAAGATATACACGCGCACGGTTCTGCCTGCCTTTGTGCAGCACGAGGGGTATGCGGATAGTGTACTTGGGCATAGTCCGAAGGTGGGTAAGTACGACAGACTCAGCATGACGTATGATCCTACTTTCGCTGTGGAATCTGTGGATTGGGAGTCTGAGTTTGCTGACCCGTACTGTGACAGCATGACGGGTAGGCTACAGGACAAGTGGCTTGTAGGCTAGGTGTGGGTAGGGGGGTGCGTGATGGTGGTACTACAGAGCAAGGGCGTAACGTACGTATGCACGAATGACCATGCGGAGGTGCAGCGTGTGTTCGATGAATTTTACCAGCAGATTACTGGGGTTGGCGGGACAAGGGATGTGCTAAGATACCCGGTAGGTCGGTATGGTACTTTGCCTATGTTGAGGGCAGTTTGGTGGGGTCTACGTGCGTATGCTACAGGCGGACTACTACGCATTTGACCAATGCCTATGTTAGCAGTGAGTTCAGAAGGCGTGGGGTATTCACCACGATGCTTGTATTGGCCATTAACGCATCGAGGTTGCGTGGGGCTGAAAGATTGGCGGCGTATGCGGCAATGGCCAGTCTGCCTATCTTTTTGCGGTATGGGTTTGTGGCGCAGGGCAAGGTGCGATCAGGGATGTTGAAGGTTCCCAAGTATGCGGGTGGGGGTGAGGTGCCATCCACTACGACATACGTGGTTAAGCAACTAGGGAGGGTGTAATGGACGTTGTTACTATGGGTATTGGTGATATTCTACCGTATTGGCGCAACCCGCGCAAGAATGCGGAAACTGTGGTGGAGCTGAAGCTGTCGATCAGGGAGTTCGGGTTCAACGTGCCCTTGGTACTTGATCAGGAGAATGTGATCATAGCAGGCCATGCGCGGTACCGGGCCATGCTTGAGTTGGGCGAGCAGACGGTGCCTTGCGTTATCTCGGATATGGATGAAACGAGGGCCAAGGAGTTCCGCATTGCGGACAACAAAATTCACGACCTCACCAACTGGGTAGTTGAGGGGTTGCTGAAGGAGCTTGGCAGTAGTGAGTATGCGCTTACTGTGCCGGGGTTCACCACTGGCGATATGGAGGTGCTGTTCCCTGATACAGCGGCAGACGGTCTAGGATTCACAGAAGACGGCCTAGGAGGCGATGGGGGGTCAGAAGGTGCCAGCACAGGGGGTGATCCATTCGAGGGCGGTACAGAGCAACCTGCGGACACCTCAGCAGGCTCAGAGGGTGACGAAGACAGAGTTGAGCTGATGTGCCCTAGCTGTCTGGAAGAGGGTGTGTACTCGAAGACTGCGTTGCTTGGCACGGGGGAGGATGACGATGAAAGCGGAGAATAGAAGACTCGCAGAGATCACGCCATATAAAAGAAATCCAAGGAGCAACGCGGAGACGGTAGCTGCGCTTGTGGAGTCGATCCGAAAATACGGCTTCAACGTGCCTTTGGTACTGGACCGTAAGGGCGTGATAATCTGCGGCCATGCGCGGTTCGCGGCGGCGGTATTGTCGGAGCTGAAGACTGTGCCATGCATCACGGTAGAGTTGAGCAAGGCGAAGGCCAAGCGGTACAGGCTTGCAGACAACAAGATTCAGGACATGTCCAAGTGGGATACCAAGAGTCTTGTCACGGAGTTGCGGGAGCTGCCCTCCTTTGACGACATACCGGGATTCAGGGATTCGGAAGTGGCCATGTACACTAGGGCTTTCTCGAATGGTCCGACGCTGCCACCTATTGACACGGGTGGTGACGACGGGACACGGACTGACGACATCCCGAGGGGTCCGGGTGTGCCAGCTAGGCGACAGGTGCCGGGGTCTGGCCCTCCCGAGATTGTGCAAAGGCAGGTTGACGCGGCACAGTTGAAGGCCGATGACAAGTTCGCCGCAAAGGCGAGGACGTATCAGGGGGGGCTTATCAGCGTGACGTGTGTTCACTGCAATGAGCTGTTCATGATATTGCGTGCCGACTTGGTACGAATGTGACTTGACAAAAGAAGCCCTTTTGGTATAATTTGAAAAGACTTCAAACCAGATAGGGGCTACGATGAATATAGGGCATTTCGAGAAGTTCGTGCAGGGTTGTCGTTGGCAGTTTGCGAAGACGTATGCGGCACATTCTCCGCACTGGTATACAGTTAGGGAGTGGGTGCCGGGTACGGAAAGGATGTTTGCGGCCATAGCGTATTTCGTAAACAAGTATGGCTCTGACGAGCAGTACAGGGGCAAGCCGTATAGGACGTTCTACCATACCGGGTGGAAGTACTGGACGATGCATGATACGGTTGCTACGACTAACCTTATCAACAGGACGAATAAAGAGAGTTGCGTGCCCTATCGGGGTATCAACTGGGTGCCGGAAAAGCAGGCGGCGGGGTACCATGAGATTGCGGGTTTGCCGGAAGGTCCCGACTGGGAAGTTACGCGGCGTGAGTTTGACGCGAACGATGACATTGTAGAGGTGCGTGGGCTACTGGCCAGCGGTGGGCAGGGGCAGCTACCACTAGAGGATTTGTGGCTATGAAGAATCAGCGGAGGGTGCCTACAGCGACTAGCAAGAAGAAAGACGGGCGAGGGGGCAACCCCCTTACCCGAAGGCCTCCACCGCGCACTGTGACGATCACAAAGCCGTCTCAGCATAAGACAGACCCCGACGCATTGCAGGCTCGCAAGGATGCCTACCTTCGGGCTTATGAGGTGTCGATGGCCAATGTCACACTTGCCTGTAAGCACAGTGACACCTCCAAGTCTAGCGTGTACAACTGGCGCAGGGATGACGTGCGTTTCAAAGAGGAAATGGATGCACTGCTAGATGTGCGTATTGACTTCTACGAGAATGCCCTAGATAAGAATGCGCGTGCCGGGAACGTGTCAGCTCAGATATTCTTTCTCAAATGTCGGGCGAAGCATAGGGGGTACGTTGAGCGCACTGAGGTTACAGGGGCAGATGGGGGACCAGTGGCACTGACCAGAGAGGAGGTCCCAGACGCGGCTCTGAGGGCTGCGGTATCCCGTATGGTACAAGACGACCCGGACTTTGCCAAGAGGCTCCTACAGGGCAGTTAGGCACCTTCACGATGACCACAGACAACACGGCACAGGACTTGGATACTGCTTTTGATGAGAGCGAGTATGTAGCTCTCATTGCGGCTGTAGCTCAGCAGGCTAGGGTGTCGTTCCCCGCCTTTCTCACGTTCATGCATCCACCGGGGCACAGCGACTACATACTGGGGCGTCTGCACATGGGGTTGGCGCATGTTGTGCAAGGGGTTATCGACGGTACTACCGGGCCAAGGCAAGCGGTTAGTGTGCCACCTCAGCATGGCAAGAGTAGGTTGCTATCGGTTAGGGCGGTGGCGTGGGTGCTTGGCCACATGCCGGGTATTCACATTGCGCTTACAGGATTCTCGTATGGTCTTCTCACGAGTTTCGTGTCAGAGGTGCGGAGTATGATGGCCTCTCCGCAATACCAGTTGGTGTTCCCAGATATGCATGCAGTGTTCGGCAGTGACAGGCAGGATGAAGCCAAGTTCACCAATGGTAGTTCTGTGTTAGTGAAGTCTTGCGGCACGAAGTTGACAGGGCGACGGGTAGACTGGCTTATCATTGATGACGCGCATCCCGGACGTGCTGAGGCAGAGTCCAAGAATGCACGGGACAAGATTAAGCAGTGGTACTTCGCGGATTGCCTATCCCGCCTTAGTCCCAATGCCAAGGTATTTATCATAGGTACTCGCTGGCATCCTGAAGACCTTATCGGCGCGTTGACAGCGGAGGAGTACACTGATCAGTTACGGTTGTTAGGGCAAGAAGCCTCGATATTCAATGTTGTGAATTATCCTGCTATAGCAGACCACTTTCCAGAGGCGGGTGAGGTATGCCCGTTGGGGAGGAAGCCGGGAGAAACGCTATTTCCAGAGCAACGCCCGTTGAGCTTCATGGAGTCTGTGAAAGCGGAGTCACCTGCCTATGAGTGGGAATCTCAGTATCAGGGTAGGCCACGATCTTCAGGGTCCGGGCAGGTAAACATTGAGCGGTTCAAGATGATTGACTTGTCGGAGGTGCCTACTGATATCCCGTGGAGCAGGGGTTGGGACTTGGCGTTGACAGAGGCACAGACTTCGGACTTCAGCGTAGGGGCACTGTGCGCGTATCACAAGGAACGTCAACACTTCTACATCATTGACATTTGGAGGCGCAAGTTGGTGTGGGGTAGGCTGAAACCTCAAGTGGTGGCAGTAGCTATGCTCGACAAGGAAAGATACAACTGCACGATGATGGGACTTGAGGCGGTGAGCGGGTTCAAGATCGGGCTTCAGGGGTTGCGTAGTTCGTTGGCAGGGGTAGTCAGTATCGTTGAAAAGAATCCTCCGAGGGGTGGGAAACTAATGCGAGCTTTAGACTGGCTTAATGCGGTGGAGTGTGGTAGGGTGTCTCTTGTTAGAGGATCATGGAATAAGGATTTCAAAGATGAACTGCACGGGTTCCCAGATGGGGCACACGATGACCAAGTTGACGGAGTTAGCGTGGCGTGGGAAACACTGGCCAGATCAACCAAGTTGCTTTACGCATAGGTAGGCAGCATTAACCGTGCCGACAAAAAATCTATTTTATCTTTCAAGGTGTACCAAGTACCACGGAGGGGGGTCGAGTTCGTTCTAGGGGTACTCAGGGCCTTCTACGGTAGGCACATTTTGGGGTTTTTGGCACTTTTGGTGAAAATAGTTTAAGCGTGGTGGTGGGCAGAGTTGGCCGTGGCAGGGTGGCACGATACGTGCTTTGAAATTTTTTCAGAATTGGGAGAAGGCGATGTACAATGCGATCATACTTGTTGGAGCGTGGGGCGCGTGCGGTGGTGTGGTGTGGAGGACATACGTGTATAGCCCTGTGCAGATGGCCACGTGGCTTGAGATTGCGATGTTCATAGCGTGTGGTCCGTTGGTGTGGTTGGTGCCTGTGTTGCACCTCGTAGGCAGGCTAGTCACAGGGGGACGGAAATAGTATGGGTGCCTTCGGGGCGTGGCAGAAAGTGCCGCCCTTTCTCCTCTGGGGGTAGTCCCCGGAGGTACCCATTTTCTCACGATTTGGCGGCGGGTTAGAGTGTATACACAAATGGAGATTAGCGGATATGAGATTCCCCATACGGTTAGCAAGGCCAGACAAGACCAAAGCAGCTACAGAGGGCCATGCGCCGGGGCGCAAGGAACGGCAGTTTTTGGAGAATACACTGCGTGTGCCCTTGCACAAGTTCGCTGACCGGAAGGCGTATTTGGAGGTGGGGTGTAAGCGGGTATGGGCGTCCTTCCGGGCATGCCATATCACGGCCTCAATTCTGCTGTCTACAAGGTTCCAGATTCAGGGGATCAGCACCAATGCCGAGGTAGAAGACACGGAGCTTACCCGCCTTCTCACATCACCCAATCCCCACGACTCGTGGGAGGAGCTTATCTACCTGTGGGTGTTCCACATGAAGTTGACGGGTGTGGCGTTTTGGTACAAGTCCGAAATGGACTATACGGGGAAGCCAAAGCATCTATATCCCATGATGCCGCAATTCATGGCAGTGGTCCCGCACGAGAAGGATATGATCAGCCATTACATCTACCGGGTGAATGGCAAAGAGACCCGGTTTGAGCGTGATGAAATTATCATGTTCAAGCGCCCTCACCCAATGAAGGCGACTGATGGTCTTGGCGATATTGAGCCTAGTGAATCCATCTTCTCCGAGTACATTATGCGGGGGAACATGGAGAAGAAGTTTCTTGCCAATGGGGCCATGCCTTCTGGGATACTGATGAAGGAAGAGACGGTGGAGGATCAGCCGGAATGGGACAAGCTCAAGGCGTGGTGGAAAGCCGAATACGAGGGTGAGCGGAACGTAGGCAAGACCGCATTCCTGAATGGCAAATGGTCGTATACCAAGCTCGGTCTTACGCATGCAGAAATGCAGAGCATAGAAAATGAGAAGTGGAGCATCGAACAGATACTCACGAATCACGGCGTGCCTCACTCTCTGGCAGGGCTGGATAAAGCTGCGAACCTAGCCACTGCGAGACAGGACGAAATCAACTTCAGGAAATACGAGATTGTGCCCCTGCTGGATATCCTTGTTGGCAAGCTCAACGCGGGTGGTGACGAAGCGGGATCACATGCGTTTGTCCGGGCATACAACGTCAATTGGGAAATCGCGTATGAGCTGTCTGGGCTTATCGACGTTGAGCAGACGGTGAAGGAATACAGGCCCTTGGTGGTGGAGGGTGCAATGTCGCTTAACGAGTTGCGGGAGTTGTGCGGTCTTGAGGCCATTGACAACCCACTGCTTGATCAGCACTTCATCGGTAGTAGCCGGGTGCCCCTAGAGCTTGCAGGGTACGTTGAGCCGCCCCCAGATGACATTGAGGTTATAGAGGAAGGCGAACCAGCAGACCCCAAGTTGCCGAAGACTGAGGAGGAGTTACAGGCCAAAC